CCGGGACGTTGTCGAGCTCACCCTCCGGAAGGACACTGCAATGCATCAAGGGCACGACGGTGTGGTGAAAGACGTTCGACATGTTTTCCGAGTGAGCGACGCCGTTGACATAGAGCGTAGCTTTGTCGAACGAGTATTCGTCCGCCCAGTTGGAGTCGGAAGATTTGGCGTTGATGAGGTGGAACGCCCGGCACGGGTGATTGAAGTAGGTGAGGTCAAATTCCGTATCGGTGTTCGAGGCGATTTGGTGTTGGGTCTGGGTGATGAGGAGTTGATGTTCGTTCTTCACGAAGAAATCTCTCTCCGGTGTGTCCAAGAAAATGAATTGGCCGTACACTCGCGGGGTGGTGGACGGGTTGAACCCATCTCTGCACTTGATTTTGATCTCGACCGAGTGGTACTGCATCGCCACGAGTGGGAGGCATCGGGTGAAATCACCGTTACCGAAGAAGAACGGAATGAAGTAGTGATCACCGGAACCGGCGGTGACACCGTTGGCGTTGCCCTTGACGGCGGAGGTCGTGACGGCACCGGAGGCGAGGGCTTGATCGGTGTTGTAGAGGACGTTGTGCACGCCCTGGATGAAGAGGGTGTCGAGGACGCACACCTGTTGGCCCCCGATCCAGAGGGAAAACTCGGTCGGGTTCGCCGCCGTGGAACCGTGCAAACCGGTGGCGCTCGGGGAGCCCGCGGTATCGGCCGTCGCGATGCCCGGCGCCTCGATCCACACGTACGACAACAAGTCCCCCTTCGACGTGATCGGGATCGTAATCTCATTGTTGCCAGCGAACGTCCCGATGTAGTCGATCCGCTCCGGCTTCATGGAGAAGGGAGAATATCGCTTGTAGTTTTGTCTCCAGAAGGAGATTTCGGGCTGACCCGTGAGGTGGGTATCAGCCACGCCTCTGCTGACAAGTTCAACCAAAGCGCCACTCATGATTATTATAGTACACACATAAAAAATTTAGACTATAATTTTCCAAAGATGATTGAATTTCAAGCCCTGAGTTGGGAAGCGAGGGATGATGAAGACGGGTTTGGGTACCTCGTCTCCATCATCGGTAAAACCAGCGACGGCCGGTCGGTCTGTGTGACGACGAACTTTTCGCCGTACTTTTTCATTCGTCTTCCTGATAACTCCACGTCCTCGAGGATGGAGATATTGGCGTTGCTGGAGAAAAAGTACCCGGAGTGCGTCACCGGACACGAGATGACCGTTGGGAAATGCATGTGGGGTTTCCAGAACAACGAGGAGAGGAGATTCCTCAAGTTAATATTTAGAAACTTGGAAGCCAAAAAGAAGGTGGATTATTTTTTTAGAAGACCTGTGTATTTGGGTCGGGGTCCCACCATGTTTAAGGTGTACGAAGCCAATCTCGATCCGGTGTTGCGTTTCATGCACGACACAGGGATCAAGTCGACTGGGTGGGTGCGCACCGGTGAGCGATGTGTGCGAGCGCACAAGGCGGACGTCGACATCGACCTGTGGTGCAACGACTGGAAGACCCTCACCCCGGTGGACAAGGATGAGATTGCACCCTTCGTGGTGGCGAGCGTCGATATCGAGTGTAATTCGAGCACTGGCAAGTTCCCGTCGCCGAGGGTGCCGGGGGACGCGTGCTTTCAGATCGCGGTCACCCTGTGTCACCTGGGGAGCGACGAGCCGTTTAAGAAGACATGCCTGTGCTACAAGGAGACGGCACCGGATCCCGACTCTGGGGAAATCGTGAGTTTCGACACGGAGAAGGAATTGTTGGAGGCGTTCACGCAGTATGTCCACGATAACAACGTCGACATCCTCACCGGATGGAACATCTTTGGCTTCGATCTTCAGTATCTCTACCGGAGAGCGGTGATGTTGCAGGCGAGAAAGTTCTTTTACCTCGGTCGTCTCCGGGGACAGCAATCTGAGTTGCAGGAAAAAATATTGTCTTCGAGTGCTCTCGGGGATAACGTCCTCCTCCTGTTACCCATGAGCGGTCGATTCGTGTTTGATCTGTTTCAGGAGGTGAAGAAGGGATATAAATTGGATAGTTACAGCCTGAACTCTGTGAGTAAGTTGTATTTGGGTGACGCCAAGATTGACATGACACCCCACGAGATGTTCCGGAGATACAAAGAGGGCACACCACACGAGTTGATGGAGGTGGCGCAGTACTGCATCAAAGATACCCTTTTGCCTCACCGGTTGATGAAGCGTCTGTGTACGCTCCTGAATCTCCTGGAGATGGCGAACGCCACGTGGGTGCCCATTGATTTCCTCGTCACCCGTGGACAGCAAATCAAAGTGTTCTCTCAACTCACCAAAAAGGCCAAGGAGTTGGGTTTTAAAGTTCCCACGATTTACAAAGATTACAAAACTGAGAAGACATATTTCGGGAAGGAGCAAATAGTCATTCCAGAAAATTACGTGGGCGCCACGGTCTTGGAGGCACAGACTGGGGCGTACTACAATCCCATCACTGCCCTCGATTTCGCCTCCCTGTATCCATCCATCATGATGGCCCACAATCTGTGTTACTCCACCTTGGTGAAGGATCCGGTGTACGCCAACGTGCCCGGCGTGGAATACGAGGAGTTCGACGTGGGTGGGGTCACGTGCCGGTTCGCCCAAAACGTGCCGAGCATCCTCCCCGAAATTCTGAACGAGTTGAAGGCTTTCCGGAAAAAGGCCAAGAAGGACATGGCCGCGGCCACGGGTTTCATGAAGAAGATTTACGATGGTCGTCAATTGGCTTACAAGGTGAGTATGAACAGTATGTATGGCTTCACCGGTGTCAAGTCCGGGATCCTCCCATGTTGCGAGATCGCAGCGACGACGACGGCCAAGGGCAGGAGTATGATCGACGAAACAAAGCAGTACGTGGAAAAGAATTTTCCAAATGCGAGGGTGAGGTACGGGGATTCCGTAACACCGGATTCAGCTCTCTTAATAAGAGACAGGAATGGTGTCATAAAGACCACTCGAATCGATGCACTCGTATCCACATACGAATCGAGGTCTGATGGCAAAGAATTCTCCGATGTTGAAGGAATCGAAGTGTGGAGTGATACTGGTTTTACCGAAATAAAACAAGTTATTCGACATAAAACGGAAAAGAAGATATTCAGAGTTTTGACTCACACAGGGGTCGCCGATGTCACTGAAGACCACAGTTTATTGTCAGTTGACAAACGCGAGATGAAACCAGGTGACGTCGCCGTGGGTGTTGAACTTCTTCATCACGATTGTGGACGTGCATTTGAATGCGAAATTCAGACTCACATCACAAATGCAGAAGCAAAGGTCATGGGTTTCTTTTTGGGTGATGGGTCATGTGGCCATTACGGTCAAAAATATACATGGGCACTGAATAATTCAAACACAACAATTCTCACTACGATGCAAGAGTTGTGTCCATTCGAAACAAAAATATTGGATACGTTGCAGTCCAGTGGTGTGTATAAGTTGGTACCAACCGGAAACATAAAAGATGTGACTTTGCGGTATCGTGCACTGTTTTACAACGCACACAAGGAAAAGATAGTGCCTCCGTGTATACTGAATGCACCTCTTGACATTGTCAAGTCATTCTGGGATGGGTATTATTTATCGGATGGTGACAAGGACCGAACGCAGACCATCACGCGTTTCGATATGAAAGGCAAGGAGGGAAGTTTGGGTTTATGCTTTCTTGCTCGGAGACTTGGTTACAACGTCTCACTGAACTGTCGAGATGATAAAGAACAAATATTCAGACAGACGTGCACAAATGGAAAACAACGACGCAATCCACTGGCCATTAAAAAAATTGAGCAACTTGGAAACACATCCGATTACGTGTACGACTTGACGACAGAGTCCCATCATTTTCACGTAGGTCCGGGTCACATGGTTGTTCATAACACGGACTCAGTCATGGTTGAGTTTGATTGCGAGGGTCGAACCGGTATGGACGCCGTGGAGTACAGTTGGCAATTGGGAGAAAAGGCGGCCGAGGAGTGCACGGCCCTCTTCAAGAAACCAAACGATTTGGAGTTGGAGAAAGTCTACTACCCATACATCCTCTACAGTAAGAAAAGATACGCGGCCAAACTGTGGACCAAGGGAAAGGATGGTGAGATGCACATGGATTACGTGGATGTGAAGGGTTTGAGTCTCGTCCGGAGAGATAACACCCCCCACGTTCGGGAGGTGTGCAAGGAACTCCTGAACATCATCTTGGAGAGCAAAGACGCGAAGCCTGCGGTGGAGTTGGCGAGGGAGAGGGCGCTCGAACTCCTCACCGGAGACGTCCCACACGACAAATTAATTCTCTCACAGTCCCTGTCGGACACGTACAAGGTGAAGGGAAAACCGGTGAGCATCACGGAAACCGACGAACACGGTCGTTACCTGAGCGCGGACATAAGCATGGCGCACGTGCAGGTGATGCACAAGATGAGGGAAAGAAAACCTGGATCGGAGCCGAGGAGTGGCGATCGGGTGCCTTTCCTCCTCACGAAAACCGAGGGCGGTCACCGGGCGAAGGCTTTCGAGAAGAGTGAAGATCCGAAATACGTCTTGGAAAACAATATCCCGATCGACTATCACTATTACTACCTCAATAAGTTTCTCACACCGGTGTCTGATCTGCTCGAGCCCTTGGTTCCCGGTGCCAAACAGGAAATCTTCGGTGAGATTACGAACCGGTACAAACCCCCGAGGGCGAAACCGAAAAAGAAGCAACCGCAGACCACGATTGATTCCCTATTTAAAAATTATGAGACAAACAAAAGTAAGGCTAAGGATGGAACAACAGATTCCGAAAAAACTGATTGATTGTTTCGAGGAGAGTGTTCAAAATTCGGTGAATGACGCGTGTCGAGAATTTGCTGACCGGGTGTGTCGCACGTACAACCTCAACAAGATGGACGTGATGGCGCTGATTCCCGACGTGCGCACCGGTTCGGGGGGGACGAAATGTCGGGGGGTGAAAAAAGACGGGGCGTGTTGCACGAGGGAGGGCTCGTACGAGGGCTACTGCAAGTTACACCTGTACCAAAAGAAAGCAACGGCGCCCACGCCTGTTCCTAGGGTGCATTCGAACCTCCACACCCACGATCCCTCCGTGGGTTTTGTGTGTGGGTGTCCGGAGTGCGATAAGATGATGGACTCAGGGTTTAAAGATTTAGACGACATGTTAGGGTAATGACTACAAAATCAGAATTGCTTTTCGCTTCTATCAACGACTTTTACAGCGACCCCACCCACCGGGAGACGCTCATCAACGTCTTGAACAAGAAGAACGGCTCACCGTCCCTCCGTAGCATCGAGTGGTTCATCACGAACTACGCGAAGAAGAATTTGACAAACTACCCGAAGGATGGCAAGATTTTCACAGTGCACTGCGCGTACAAGAGCACCCTGAACGGTTTCAGTAAGCGTTTCTTCGATCCTTTCTGTCGTTCGTCCAAGATTTCCTACCGGATACCGGGGACGGACGTGGAGATTCAGACGACCCTCGCGCAGTTGAATTTCATCCGGTGGGTGATCCGAACAGGAATTCTCACGTACATGCAAAATAATCGCTTGGTGCTCAATCAGTCAAAGTAATCTGCTAACTTTTTGCGGTACCTTTTCACATTCTTCAGTATTTTCTCTCGAAGTTTGTTGTTTTTCCTGGCCTCACCGATCGACGGTTCGGCGAGGGTGAGCACGCTCAGGGCTTCGTGTTCCGTGAGGGGTGCCTCCGGATCGGCCTTGACTTCTGAGATGGTTTCCGGGTGGATGGCCAACTTTCCATCTTCTATTTTGAAAACGGTATATCCGGTGTAATACATGTGTAGCGCATACGTCTCCGTGAGTCCCGACTCGAGAGTACACTCCAGGGTGGTTTTATTCCCCGTGAGTGTCGAAAAATCCAAGCTCCCCGATGGTTCCACGACGAGTGGGTTCATCGAGAAGCTCATAGTGTAAATGTTCCTCACCGGGCGCGCCAATTTCTTTTGGAAGGGCACGAGGTATTTGAAAAAGTTGTGGTCTGTGGTGGTAGTGTTCGGGAACCGGTTACCTTTCACGTAAAATTTGGCATCCTTCATGACTGGCACGAAGAAGGTGTTGAGTTCGTCGAAATCGTCCGCCCTCGAAAAGTTGTACCGGTTGTGGCAGAAGAATTTCCCTTCGTCCGTCTCCCCGCCAGCTTTGATGACATTTTCTTGTTCGAACCTTTTGTCCCGGAAGAACCAGTGGATGGCCTTGACTGGAATGTTCGGGACGAGTTGTTGGGTCAGTGTGGTGTCACCGGGTACCGTGTCTGTCACCGGATGTTGGGTGACGATGTCCGTGACAAAGGTTTGTGGAACTTTTTGTAGGTACAACCTCTCCTCCCTGGTCACGGTGATTTCCTCGGTGATAATGTTAAACTCCGTGAGGGACAACACTTGTGAGTCGGCGTCACAGAAATATTGTTGTGGGAAGAATTCAAATTCAAAGATTATTTTTTGTTTGTGACACGCACAGAGGGGAAAGTATGGTCTATTGGGATTGTTCCCGGAGTACTCGTCCGTGGCATATTTCCGACTGAAGAACATGTTGATGGGTATGAGGATTTCGGACTCGTATGCGCTCACGACGTCGTTCTCGTTGAGTTCCGTGGAATCGAAGGCCAAGCTCCGATTGACCATGAACCGGTTGGCGACTTTTTCACTCATCTCCAGGTACAATTCATCGTTGATGATACCCCAATCGGCGTGGTATTTCTCCAAAATATTTTCATCAATTCTCATGGTGACCGACTTTACGATGTGTCTCCCGATTTGGTCTGTGTAATTCTTTCCACCGGTGAGACCGGGGAGGGTGATGGAGACCCACATGTTGGAGAGGAGGTCACCTCTGTCTTGCGGGCGAAATTCCACCTTGAGAGTCTCCCCGAACGGCCACGTGTCCTTCCCCCCGGGATTCTTCACCAACGTGCTCCGGTGATACTTTGAGAACTGAGAGTGTCTCTTACTTTCGTAGAAAAATTCACCGTCTTCCGGTTTCTTCGACAGGAGGTAGGGCTCCTGTGCTCCAATGGCATCGATGCAGATTCGAGCTCCTTCGCCACCGGCCATATCTATTGTTGTGTTATAAAAAAATGTTTGTGAAAAGTATATAATGATGAAGACTCGTGAGAGCACCCAAATCAAGACAAAAAAATCGAAAGGATCGAACTCGAACCGGAAGTGTAACGTCAAGTGTCAGCAAAAGAAGTGTTCCTCTGTGATGAAGGCGTGCATCGAAATGACCGCCATCGACCAACGCGCTGATGCGCTCGAAGAGAGATACGAGGCGCTGGCGGATTCCCTGAAATCCGCGGTTTTAAATCGAAGGTCGAATCTCACCATTGCGCGTATTTTAGAAAAGTTGTTTCCGGTCGTGACCAAGCTAAACAAGTTGCAAGCTCGTCACGCTGAACTTAAAAAAATATGCATGCGTGGCAACCCCAACGGCCGTTTGTGCACGACGACCCCGTTTACCGGTAACAGACAAAAGACTGGAGGCAAACGCAAGACGAGCGTTCTCCTGAACCGACGTTCGAAGCGCGTGACGGT